CCCTCATTGATCGATCATATTACTGCTAAGGCGTATGATGGATTGTATGATAAGGATATTTTTGTTAAATATTCTAAAGAAGAAATCGAGAGAGCAGAATCTTTCCTTGATCACGGTCGTGATTTCCTGTTCACATATGCTGGATTAAGGCAAGTTGTAGATAAATACTTAGTACAGGATAGAAGCACTGGAAAGGTATACGAAACCCCGCAGTTCATGTATATCATGATTGCGTTGACGATCTTCCGAGACTATCCTAAGGAAACAAGGATGTCTTATGTCAAGCGATACTACGACGCAATCTCAAGACACAGACTCAACATCCCAACACCAATCATGGCAGGTGTTAGAACTCCTTTACGGCAGTTCGCGTCTTGTGTTCTGGTTGATGTTGATGACACCTTGGATAGTATTTTTACATCTGATATGGCCATTGGCCGTTATGTCGCACAAAGGGCTGGTATCGGTATCAACGCTGGGCGAATCCGTGGCATCAACAGTAAAATCAGAGGCGGAGAAGTACAGCACACTGGTGTTGTTCCTTTCCTTAAAAAGTTTGAATCAACTGTACGATGCTGCACACAAAATGGGATTCGTGGAGGATCAGCGACAGTCCACTTTCCAATCTGGCACCAAGAGATCGAAGACATCCTTGTCTTGAAGAATAACAAGGGGACAGAAGATAACCGTGTCAGAAAACTTGACTATTCGATCCAGATTTCAAAACTTTTCTACGAACGTTTCATTGCGAATGAAGATATTAGCCTCTTCTCACCGCATGACGTACCAGGTCTGTATGATGCTTTTGGCACTGATTCATTTGACGATCTCTATGTACGTTATGAATCAGATGAGTTTATTCCAAGAAAAACTGTTTCAGCGCAGGAACTCTTCCTCAATCTCCTGAAAGAAAGAGCAGAAACAGGTCGTATCTACATTATGAATATTGACCACTGCAATTCACACTCTTCTTTCAAGGATAAGGTGAATATGAGTAACTTGTGCCAAGAGATCACCCTACCGACAGATCCTCTTAATCATATTGATGAGGAAATGCCAGGCGAGATTGCTCTGTGCATTCTTTCTGCTGTGAATGTTGGTCAGGTTAGATCTGATAAAGAACTAGAAGATCTATGTGACTTGGCAGTGCGTGGACTGGAAGAACTAATTGACTATCAGGAGTATCCTGTAAAGGCAGCAAAGATCGCTACAAAGGCAAGAAGATCACTTGGTGTGGGATTCATTGGTTTGGCGCATTATTTGGCAAAACTTGGATTTGACTATGGATCACAAGAAGCATGGGATGCTGTCCATGGACTATCCGAGTCTTTCCAGTATTATCTGTTGAAGTCCTCAAATGAACTTGCTAAAGAAAGAGGTCACTGCGAATACTTTGGTCGAACTAAGTACGCTGACGGTATCCTTCCAATTGATACATATAAGAAGGATGTAGATGAAATTACTACCCAGGAGTTATCTAATGATTGGGAAGGTCTTAGGGCATCTATCGCCACCTACGGTCTCAGGCACTCAACGTTGTCTGCTCAGATGCCATCAGAGAGCAGTTCCGTTGTGTCAAACGCAACAAATGGAATCGAACCACCTCGAGGGTATCTGTCCATTAAAAAATCAAAGAAAGGGCCTCTTAAGCAGATTGTTCCAGGGTATTCTTCATTGAAGAATAATTACACACTTCTGTGGGAGATGCCTGATAATCAGGGGTACATAAATATAGTGTCTGTGATGCAGAAATTTTTTGATCAAGCCATATCTGGTAACTGGTCGTATAATCCTGAAAATTATCCAGATAATGAGGTTCCGGTATCACAGATGGCAAAGGATCTTCTGACTACATATAAGTATGGATGGAAGACTTCTTATTATCAAAACACCTACGACATTAAGACTGATGAGGTGGTAGAAGAAGAGAAGTCAGAATTATCAAATTTGTTAGACGATTTAAGTAAAGCCGAGGAGGGAGAGTGTGAATCCTGTGCAGTTTAAGGTTTCCCCAGTGAACAATACAATTGAAGAAAGAGTAAAAGGGATGACGGTATTTAACCCCGAACCCCATGATGCCAAAAAGCAACCAATGTTCTTTGGTAAACCTCTGGGAATTCAGAGATATGATTCATATAAATATCCAGTTTTTGAAAAACTGACAACGCAACAATTAGGATACTTTTGGAGACCAGAGGAAGTCTCCCTTCAAAAAGATAGAAGCGACTATCACACACTTCGTCCTGAACAGAAACATATCTATACCTCTAATTTGAAGTATCAGATCATGCTGGATTCTGTTCAAGGGCGTGGTCCCGGTATGGCGTTCATTCCATACTGTTCACTTCCTGAACTAGAAGCATGTATGGAAGTGTGGGGATTTATGGAAATGATTCATAGTCGCTCTTACACATATATCATTAAGAATATCTATTCTGATCCTAGTGAGGTGCTTGATACAATCATCACTGATGATAGGATTCTAGATAGAGCAAAATCAGTTACTGAGTCATACGATGATTTCATCAACAGTGCTCAACGTTGGGGTACTGGAAACATGTGGAAAAGTGATTTTAAAGATTCACCATCTGCCCATTGGGAACTCAAAGATGTCAAACGAAAACTGTACAGAGCAGTCGCCAACGTTAACATTCTTGAAGGTATTAGGTTCTACGTTAGTTTTGCTTGTAGTTTCGCCTTTGGTGAACTTAAAATCATGGAAGGATCCGCTAAAATTATCAGTCTCATTGCAAGAGATGAAAATCAACATCTAGTAATTACTCAGAACATTCTGAATAAGTGGAGATCAGGGGATGATCCTGAGATGGCACAGATCGCTAAGGAAGAGGAAGAGTGGGTCTATGCTATGTTTAAAAGAGCAGTTGATGAAGAAAAGAAATGGGCAGACTATCTGTTCCGAGATGGTAGTATGATTGGTCTTAATGATACTCTTCTTAAAAATTATGTTGAGTGGGTTGCTAATCGCAGAATGAAAGCAATTAGATTAAAACCCATATATGATGTAAGTGCCAAGAATAACCCTCTTCCTTGGACACAACATTGGATTTCATCTAAGGGTCTACAAGTAGCACCCCAGGAAACAGAAGTCGAGTCTTACGTTGTCGGTGGTATTAAGCAAGATGTTAAAAAAGATACTTTCTCTGGTTTTAAACTCTAAGACACATAGTAAACATCCAGTAAAAACCACCACAATAAATTGTGGTGGTAATTTTAATAATTCTATGTTTGAAATAATTATGAATGCTCAAAAAAGAAAAGCAAAACAAATTGATGACTACATATTTGAAGAGTATGAAGAATGATTTTTGGAAACGTTTGAATCAGAAGAGTATCCAAATCCTTGGAGATACATGGGCACCGTGTTTAATCGGAGCGATGTTGGGGACTTTTACGGTTTTGTGTATAACATTACCAATCTCCAGAACCAACGACAGTACATTGGGCGAAAGTACTTTTGGCAAAAACGAAAACCTAGATCTAATGATAAAACTGCCAAGCGGAGAAGAATTACATCTGAAAGCAACTGGCGCAACTACTATGGATCTTGTCCAGATCTTAAAAAAGATGTTGCCAAATTCGGCAAGGAATCCTTTAGAAGAACTATATTAAGTTTACATAAAACCCCCGGAAAGGTAAATTATGAAGAGACCCGTCAGTTGTTTTTAAACAACGTCTTGACGGAAAGCTTGACAGACGGAACTCCCCTCTATTACAATAGTAATGTCCTAGGAAGGTACTACAAAAAAGATTATTATGATTTTGGAAACGATTCTGGCACTTAGTGCTGTTGACTATGACCATCTTGCGAGAGCAGTATCTGTGGAAGCAGTGCCTAATACCATGGATGAATTCTGTGTCGCAGCATCAATTCTTAACAGGGTTCGGTCACCCCATTTCCCAAACAATGTTGCTGATGTCGTATATGCACCCGGTCAATATCAAGGTTTTGACTTTCATCGTCCGGTAGCAAGTATTACTTTGGTAAACAGACTGAAATCTGAAGAAGGTAAACAAAACCTTCTCAAAGCATATAGAATCATTGGGGACAGAACCGATTTTAAGGGTCAAAGTATGCTAGAATATCGCGTAGATTCGGAAGACCCAATGTGT